GCCGTTTTTCGCCTCGTCCTTCGACACCTGGACTTTTTCGCCATTGATTTCCAGCTCCAGGAACGCTTCGGCCGAGTCCTTTGCAGGTTGTTCGTCCTGACCTTCTTCGGCGGCCTCGCCGCTGTCGTCGTCGCCGTCCTGCGCGTCGTCGCCCTCGGCGGTGCCATCTTGTTGGTCGGCTCCTTCGCTGTTTTCCTGGGCGTCGTCGGCGCTTTGCGAGTCCGATTGCTCGGTTTGCTCGTTGTCGCCGCCGCTGCTCAGCATTTCCGCGAAACTGTCGGTGTTCAGGGGTTGGTTTTCGTCCATGGGGTATGTGCTCCGTGAGGTGTGAGTTCAGAAATGAAAAAGGCCACCTCACGGGTAGCCTTCTGATTGTTCCTAACTCGACGGGCAGCTTTCAGGGGCAAGCTGCCAGCCCGGGGATTAGATCGTGGTGCCGTCCGACAGCAGGGCAGCCGGCGCGTCGCCGTGCACCAGGCGGATGCCGGCGTACTTGCCGACGTGGATCGTGCCGTCCTTGGCTTCTGGGTGCGTGATCTGGCAGACCGGCAGCGGCTGCGCTTCTTCCTCGATGCGCGCGGCGTAGGTGGCCAGGGGTTCGACTTCGACAGGGGCGAGCAGGGTGGCCAGCAATTCGATCGCGCGCGGAGTCAGCTCCGGTTCAGCCGGCAACTCCGGCAGTTCCTCAGCCGCAGGCGCGACCGGCTCAGGTTCCGGTGCTGGCTCCTGTTCGGGCTGCTCGACCGGCTCAGGGACTGGTGCTGGCTCTGGATCGGCTGGCGGCGCAGGTGGCGTTTCCACGGCCGGCGGCTGCGTGGCTTCCTCGATGCCGGGCGCGCCTGCGTCCTGGCTCTCCGTGGTCGGAGCCGGGTCGACCGGCTCCTGTTCGACCGGCTGGGCCGGGGCTTGTCCTTTACGTGCCATAAATCCTCCGTTGTGTGGCTTCCGCCTTGATTTGCATGTTGGTGTCCAGCAGCAGCTCGCTGCGGGCGATGGTTGCGCCGCCGACGTGGGCGACGAAGATAGCTTCGAACTGCTTGGCGGCCCACAAGAGACGCTTCAGTTCTTCGGCCTGCTCCTTGTTCTGCACGCTCAGCGCGGCCCACTGCTCGATCACCGCCTGCTTGATCTCGGCCAGCGCCTCCTTCAGCAGCGGGTCGTCCAGCAGGCGCTTGGCGTGCTCGCCGCGTGCGATTTGTTCTTCAGGGGTCATGGTCAGCCTATGGCGATGATGGAGTCGATGACGGCGTTCACCTGGAACTGAATGTCCGCGTCGGGCGTGGCGCCCAGGCTCTCAGCAATCGAAGGGTTGCGTAGCACCTGCATGGCCAGCTGGCGGCAGGAGATCGTCAGCTTGTCCTGTAGCGCGCGGTCAGCCCAGGCCTTGCGCATAGCGTGGCCCTCCGTTTCCGGAGCTTCGGCAGCAATGTCTTGCGCGGCGCGCCACATCGCCACCTGGCACCGGCTCTGGAACTCGCCGTCGTTAGCGGCGCCGAATATTGCGATATAGCTCATGTCATCCCAGCAGTAAAAGTTCAACCTCGAAATCGTCTTCCATCTCGGCCAGCAGCGCCTGGTGCTCCTGCTCGGCCAGCCACTCGGCCACGCGCGCTTGCACGTCGTCGACGACAGCCGGCGGCAGCACCACCGGGCGCGGGCCGTGGACTGGTGCCCAGGTCACTGGCGGCAGCGTGCGGGCTACCAGCTGCGCGATCACTGGCGCGACCTTCTCTGCGGCCGGCACGTCAGGCAGCAGTTCCAGCACGGCGGTCTCGATGGCCTGGCGCCGCCGCTTCTTCTCGGCCCGGGTGGGCTTGCGCGCGCGGTCCAGTTCTTCGGCGAAGGCGCGCACCTCGCGCACGTTGCCTCCGCCACCGCCACCACCAGACGGCGCCGGGGTGACTTCGGGCAGCGGCTGCGTGCCGGTCTGCGTGATCGTGGGCGCCCAGCCTTGCACCACCAAGCCAGCGGGCGCCGGCGACACCTCGACGCGCTGCGTTTGCGTGATCGCCGGGGCGTAGCCCTGGACTACCAGCGCGGCCGGCGTGGGGCTGATCGCGTTGCCGCTGGTCTGTGTCACGGTCGGCGCGTAGCCGGTAACGACCAGCCCGGCCGGCGCAGGCGACAAAGCCTGATTCGCCGTCTGCGCGATGCTCGGCGCGTACCCGGTCACCACCAGCGCGGCGGCGCCCGGCGAAACCGTCGTCGTGGTCGATCCGCCGCCGGCGTCCAGCGTGCTGGCCGTAATTTCGTCCAACTGCAGCTGTGTGCTGTTGTTCAGGCTGCGCACGCCGATATAGCCGGACTCCGTGATGCTGACATCGGTAACAGCTGGGATCACCACCGCGCCATTCAACTCGACGCTGATCTGGTCGCCATCCATCACCAGGGACAACACCGGCTCGGCATTGACAGCCACCGTGTACGGGGCGGTGGCCAGGGTGAGCGCCGTACCGTTCAGGAACCGCACCAGTTGAATGCCGGTGCCGCTCACGATCCTGGCGTGGTAGTAGGTGGCAGAGTTCGACGACACGCGCCCGGAAACGCCGAACTGCGGGCCATTCGTCAGCGACGTGATGAGGAACTTGCCCGTTACTCGGTAGTTCGGTGTCGGTGCTGGTGAGTCGCTCAGGTAGAAACCAGCCGAGCCACCCTGCCCGCGCAACCTGATTCCACTACTGGCAATTGTCATGCTGCCAGTCATGCCGAACACGGTCACCCAGGCCGGCCGGTACGTCGCGATAGGGTCGTTCGCGGTGCCGTTGAACAGGTCGGATGCAAAAACAGTCATAGGATCAGCCGAATCAGGGCGTCAAGGCCGATGGTGGTGTGCGTCACAAGGTCTGCTTCGACATCGACGACGCACGCGGTTGCCCCGGGCATGCAGGCTTCACGGATGCGCCAGTCCGGCGCGTAGAGCGAGGTGCGCGGCCGGTATTCGTTGCCATCGGTGCCGACGCCGATCAGCGGGCAGCGATAGGTGCGCTTCATTTACGCCGCCTTGGCCACCGTGCAGATGCCGGCGGCGTTCGGGGTGAAGGTCAGCTTATTGCCGACCGTGGTGGCCGGCACGTCGATGCCGGTCGAGTCGCCCAGGAAGTAGGCGACCACCGGGTCAACCTTGCCGTTGATGGTGCCCACCGCGCGCACGACGCCGTAGCGCCAGGCTGCGATCGGACCGCCAGTAGCTGTCAGCTCGGCCGCGTCGCAGGTGAACTTCACCGTGCTGCCCGAGATCGTCAACGTGTCGTTGGCCAGCGTGATGCCGCCGGCAGCGTAGCCACCGCCCGCAGCGATCTCGTTGCTCACGTCGGCGAAGACTTCCAGCGTGGCCGGGTTCGGCGTCCACCCGCTCGTGTGGTACGACAGCTTGAACGTGTTCGCCGCGTTCGGCAGGCCGAGCGCGATGTTCAGCACGGCCTTGTCGGGGATGATGAATGGGCCAGCAGCCATGTTTATTCCTCAGTTTGTTGTTGCGGCAGGCGGCGCACGGTATGCGATGCCCGGCCATCCGGACCGCGCACGATGTGCGTTTCCATCAGGGCGCTTTCGTCGAGCTTCTGGTGCAGCGCCTGGACCATATCCAGCAGGCCGGCGGCGTCGATGCCAGGTGCGGCACCAGCGGTCGCCGCGGCTTCCGTGGCCATGCGCCCTTGCAGCTCGATGTTCTTCAAGCCCAGCTCGATTTCTTTGATCCGGACTTCCTTTTCCTTCAGCTGCAGGTCCAAGAGCTTCAGCTGGCTGTTCGCGGCCAGGGTTGCGGCGTCGGCCTCGCGCTTGTACTCGGCGTCGCGCGCCTTGCCCTGCTGCCGCATGGTCTCCAGTTCGAGTTCCATGCGCGCCAGCACCTGCTCGGGCGATTCCTGCGGCTCCGGTTTCTCCGCCGTGGCCGGGTCAGTCAACAAGCGGTCCGCGCCCTGGATGTTCCACGCCTTCAGCAGCATCTTGCCCAGCTGGTAGACGTTCTCTGGCGTGACCACGCCCAGCGGCGCAGCCTGCTGGAAGTACGCGCCCATCATGCTCAGGAACTGGATGGTCTGCGACTTGTCGCCGGTGCCCAGGCCCACGTTGACCGTCACGCCCATGTCCGGAGACCAGTTGCGCGGGTCGTACTCCACCCAGGTGTCGCGCAGACGGATCGTGCCGGGCTTGTCTTGGTACTCGCAGGTCAGGCGCAGCAACTTCCGGCACAGGTCTTTGCAGCCGGTCTCGGCGAAGATGCGCAGGATCATCAGCGCGCGCTTCTGGTCACGCGTGTTGGCGATCTGCGCGCCGGTGGCGGTCTTGTTCAGGCTGTCGGCGTCGAGACCTTGGTTCAGGCGGCTGATGCCCACGCGTTCCTCGCGGACCGTGTTCATCAGCTCGATACCCTGGAGCGACTCGTTGGCCACCAGTGCAGTCTGCATCGGGCCAGCGGCCTGTGGCGCCTTGACGCGCACCACCTTGCCGATGCGCGTGCTCAGCAGGTCGTCGAGGTTCACCTGGCCGTCGACCGCATACGTGGCCGGGTTGTTCGCGATGTACAGCGAGTCCAGGTATTGGCGTTGCAGCGAGGTCTTCGTGTCCTGAATCGCCACCACCGGATCAGCCAGGGCCATGCCGATGATGCGATGCGGCAGCAGGATCGGGGACCAGATGCTGTACTCGTGGTCTTCGACTTCCTCGTTCTCCAGGATGTCGTTGCCGGCCATGAACACCCGGCGCCATTCGGCGATGCCGTCGCCGTCGAAGTCGACCTTGACGAAGCCGAAGAACAGGGTCAGTTGCTGATTGGCGCCTTCGCCATGGTCGGCCTGCATCAGGCGGTCAGGATCGACTGCGAAGTCATCATGCGCGGCCTGGTAGTCGCTCAGTTCCTCGACGCGCGCCCGGTCGAAGCCCATGGCCACGAGGTCGGAGCGCGTGTACTGGCGCAGCTCACCGATGGCGGTCACGTCTTCCATCTTCTTCGCGTGGCGCGACAGGATGAAGGACGACGGCTCGATGTTCTCGATGCGCACGCCCACAGGGCCGCGATCCACCTCCAGCTCGACATCGTGCAGGCTCTGGCCCGGCGCGCTCGGGTCCTCCTTCGCGTCGTGGGTCAGCACCGTGATGGCGGGATTCTGGATCAGGCCGGTCAGCTGCATGTCGGTCAGCCCACGGTAACGCTCGCGCTTCCTCACAGGCGTGGCGTCCTGCCACGACCGCACGATGCCGACCTTCGACAACAGGCCATCCTTGATCCAGGTGTTGAACACCAGGAAGCCGTCGTTCTTCTCCTTGATCAGGTGATTGATGACGTCGGTCGCCTGATCGCAGTAGGCTTCATCGCCCATGGCCGTCGGCTTGAACTCGCAGATGTCGTCACCAGCGAAAAACGGTTCCAGCAGGTCGGGCAGGGCGCTCTCGACCACCTCGAACACATCCCAGCTCACCACCTGGCTGCGGCCCGGCACTTCGTTGCCGAGCGGCTGGCCCAGGTAGTAGGACAGGTTGCGCTCGCGCTCACCCGCCAGCGCGGAGCCAGTCCAGGCGGCGCTTTCGCTCACCTCGTGGTCGACCGCGCTGCGCAGCTCGTCGTCGGTCATTTTGGTCATACGATTCCCAGTGATTGATAGTTGAGGCTGCCGCCCCATGGCTTTTCGATGTCGCCGTATGCGATCGCATGGCGCCGCATCATGTAGGCGTAGCGCACCGCGTCGAGCACGTCGTCGCGGGTCTTGTTAATCTTGCCTTTGTCGTCCCGGTGGTACTGCAGGAACTCGTCGAAGAGGTCGCGCAGGCCGGCGAACACCTTGAAGCGGCCGCTCATCATCAAGTCGCGGATCTCGAACAGGCCGGCCTCGACGCCGTTGCCGCCATCTGGCCAGGTCGCCCGGTCCATCAGCATGTTGAACCCGGCTTCCTCGTAGTACGCCTTCTGCTGCTCGCCGCTGCTCTTCTCGGTTTGCAGGCCATCGGAAGGCCACGCAGTGGGCACGCCCTTGGCCCAGGACTTGACGGCGCCCCAGGCCTCGATCGGCTTGGTCTGCGCCTTCTTCCAGGCCTTAGTGACGTAGAACATGTCGCCTTCGGGATCGAACACCAGCTGCACGTGCGCCTGCGGGTGGTCCCAGCCGAAGTCCATGCCGTCAATGACGCGGAAGTGCTTCGGGATTGCGAACGGCTCGCAGGTGATCGCCTCTTCGGCCAGATCGTAGATTCGTCCATGCCCCAGCATCGGGACCCCTTTCGTGCGCATTTCGCGCTGATGCGCTGGGAAACTGGCCAGCAGGTCAGCCTTGACGCGCTCGGACAAGTGCGGCGCGTCATCCCAGCCCTTTTGCATGCAGACCTGAGCCGGGCCCGGTGCGTCCATGAACTGGATGACCAGATCGGTGCGCCCGTTCTCTGGCGTGAAGGTGAGGATGCCGCGCCCACCCTGGCCCTGGTCGCCGGTTGCGGTTCGCACCAGCACCTGCGGGAAGATCGCAGCGTCGCGCGGCTCTTCGTCGATGTGGAACCAGTCAACGCTGTCGCCCATCAGGGCATGCTGACCCTGCGAGTACGACCAGAACTGAATGCGCGCGATGCCGCCCGAGGCGTGCTTGACGAACACCGTGCGCAGCGCGTTCGGCGTGCCGGTCATCGACTCGTAGCCGACAATGCGTTCTGGCGGGATCAAACCGCCCTCGAAGCCGTCATCGGTCTTGCGGCCGACGATGGGCACCTGCAACAGGTCGCGCGTCTTCTCGCCCGAGTAGCCCAGGCACCAGATCAGCGGTGCGTGCTCGAAGCGGTGACCTTCCCAGCCCTCGGGGTAGTCGCCCAGCGCGTGGATGGCATCGATGTAGGTGCCGGTGTAGGTCTTGCCGATCCGGTTGGCGGCAATTAGGCACACCTGCGAGTACGTAGCCGTGTTGGCGATGAACTCGCGTTGCCAGGCATACAGCACCGCGTGCAGCGTCTTGTAACGGTAGGTGAAGGCCCGGCGCTTCTTTTCCTCCAGCAGGGCGAGCAGCTGTTCCTTCTCGGCCCTACTCGTGGCTGCCATTCGCCGCCGCTGCGGCCTTGGCGATCGCGGCGTCCAGTTCTTCGTCGGTCATGTTCTTGATGGGCGGCAGATCGTCGGCGCCGCCGATGGCGAGCTTGTCGCCGTACACGCGCGGCCGGAGCTTGGCTGCCATCCATTTGCGAGCATCGACGCGAAGCTTGGAGCGCGCGATCACGTCGTAGTCGGTGCGCTGCATGCCCTCGTCGTCGGTGTACTTGTCGTTCCGCCCGTCGTCGGCAATTTCCAGAATGTCATCGAACAGGCAGTCGGCCTGGGCCTCGCGTGCGCGTGCGTATTGGTCGCTGAATTCCTTGTTGGCGGCGAGCCAGCGGAACACAGTGCCTTTGTTCGGCATGTCTTCAGCGGCGCAGATGGCGCGCAAGCTGTGGCCTTCCATGAGGGCTTCGCAGATGCGGTCCGCCACCTCCTGCGTGAACGAACTCGGCCGCCCTGGCGACCTGGCCGGCGCCGCGTCGCGGGTCTGGTCTGTGGTGTTGTCGCTCATGGTGGCTCGGGAATAAAAAAGCCCGGCACGTAGCCGGGCGAAAGGGTCTGCGTCCAATACAGACCCAGGAGACAAGGAGTGGTGAGACGCAACGCATGGGCGCCACTCGGGCGGGGTTGGTTGGTCGTGCGTTCACCACACAGAGAGCGACTGCGCTCCCCCGTTCGCGCCTGATCTTCGCTTCGGGGTACTGGCAGATGCGCTCTGTGTGGTCACCGGTTACGCCGGTGAGGCGTGCAACGACTGGCAATGAAAGAAAGAAATATTTCCAAAGCTCAGTATCTTTATAACAACAAGATTGACTATTAGATAATTTTTGCCTTTAGTATTACTGCTCCTACACATTAATAACGAAAGGCTAATATGAGCACCGAATCCTACAACGTTACACTTTCCTGCTCGTGCGGCAGCACCCAGTTCAGCTATGACGGCGAGCCGACTGCCGAAACGGTCATGACCTGTACTCAATGCGGAGCGAGCGGAACATACGGAAATATCCTGGAACAGGCACAGGCGCAGATCACTCAGCAGTACAAGGATGCATTCAAGGATATTTTCAAAAAATAGAGCCCTAAATAGCGAAAGCCCGCTACCTCTCGGCGCGGGCTTTCTTCCAGAGACGCCGCAGGCTCCCATCAGGGAACCGTGCGCGTCGAATTTCTGGACGGAATTAAGTTGTAGCTTGGAATTTACTGTTGAGTTTGCCTGCCGTCAAGAGATTTCATTCAGGAACGTTGCTTGCCGATCTCGGCAGCGGCGCGAACAATGGCTCGGTGAGTGGCGGCTTTTACATCGCCGTCGTCTACGCGCTGCTCGACATGCACGTCCCCGTACGAGTCGTCAGCGTGCACCTCATTCTGGAATGGCCAGGACGGCTTGATCCGAAGGTCAACCGCCAGGTTGAAGGTGTCGTCGCCGAACTGCAGCGGGTTCCAGCCGTGCGCCTTCGACCCATCCGCGAAGTGCAAGATCGCGCATCCCTCGCCTTCGATTTCCTCGAACTGGACAGCTCCGAGTGCGTGCGCGGCCAGTTCCAGCAGCTCGCGGTCGGCGGGCGAAATTTCCTTGCGCGGCGGCGCCGGCAGCTCGTCTACCACGTCATCGTCATCCGGGGGCCACTGGTTCATGCCTGCTTCCTTTCCTTGTCGAGCAGGCATTGTACCGCCGCCTGCGCCTGCCTGAACTGCTCGACGAACACGGTCGCCGGCCGGTGCGCGATGCTCATCTTGCGGCACACGACCTCGGGCTGGGCCTGCTTGATGTAGCACCAGTACAGCAGCATGCGGGTGCGGGTGTCGAGC